GGCTACAAATCCTACTCCAACAACTAAAGAAATATAAAACAAAATATGTAAAGTTTCTTTTAATTCTTTATCTCTTCGTATTTTTCTAAGTTTTAATTCTCTTAATCTTTTTTCATGTTCTAATCTACTTTCCTCTACACGATTCATTATCTCGTTGTAGTCTGCTGAAAGTCCCTGCATTAGCATAAGATCTTTAAGCTGTTGGTTAAAAGTAGATAACTGTCTTTTTGCTACCTGTATCTGCATAGAATCTTGGACAGATAACTTACCTACATGCTTCTTTTCAGTCTCCATAACTGCATCATTGGCTTGAGCAAACTTACCAATAATACTTGCAAATGAAGAGGCATTTTCACCTGTTTCCTTTACAGTTGAAATAGCATCATTTAAGCCTTTAACAAGTGAAATACAAGTTGCTACTTCTGCCAGCATAGTTATGTAACATTAGTAGTAGCAGTAGCAGCATTAGCAGCATCTCTTAATGCGTCTTGTTCTTCTTTAGTTTGTCCAAACACTCTACCTAAAGCACCTCCTAAGAAATCAAACAAACCTCCACTAGTCTGAGCACTAGCATTAGCACTCTCCGCTAAAGCTTGTAACAGATTTTGTTCTAATTCAGCTTCTTTTAATCGAGCAGTTAAGGCTGCTTCTAATCCAGCAACAGAAGATTCACCAAACAAACCTGCACCTTCTCTTCTTCCTGCATCAGCAAGAGCAGCAATATTTGTTGCAGGACTTAATGCACCTAACCTTTGAGTTTCTGGAGCATACCCTAAACCAAATGTAGTTTGTAAATTAGCTAAATCTCCAGCACGTAGTTGCATAGGAGTAGTTGAAGCAGTTGTTCCTATGTTAAACATACCTCCTGTTAAATCCTGTAAAGATTTAGCAAGATTAATATCTCTAGTCTCCTCTGCTGCTGATTGTTGCATAGCAGCTAAAGCAGTTCTATTCCTAGCGTCTGCTTGTGCTTTTTCTAAGGCAAGTAATTCAGGAGAACCTCCGAACTGCGAAGTTAATAGTCCTAATCTACCTTGTCCAGCTAAACGATTCTCTAAAGATATTCTAGCATTTCTCTCATCTTCTGTTTGAATAGCCCGTAAACGATCAAATATTTCTTGTTCTCTAGCAGGTCTATCCATTGCTCCAACAGCTTGAGCAGCAGTTTGAGCTTGAGCCAATAAAGGTGAAACACCTCCATAAGCTTGTTGAGCTAGTTGGTTAAAAAGGGGATTGTCAGCTTGTGTTGCAGCAGTCGCTAGATTACTCGCACCCCCAAATAACGTATTCTGCAAAGCTTGTTGCTCTGGAGAAAGTCCTATATTAATTCCACCTTCAGGAGTTGTTGTTACATTGCCTAACGTAGAAGTAACAGTAAAAGGTTTAAAGGAAGCATCTTCTCTTGCTTGTGCTCCTATGCGCTCCATTCCTTCTAAAGCACCTGCACCAAACTCTCTTAATGCTTGTTGTTGATTCTGAATACCAGCAGTCTGCAAACCTGTGTCTACTAAACTTCCTAACAAATTCCCAAAATTTAAGTTAGAAAATAATGATGGAGTAGCATTTACAGGAGTAATTCCACTAGTATCTGGAAATCTAATAGTATCTATTACAGAAGGTAATGTAGTGGGATCTACTTGTATATTAAAAGAACCATTAGCCATCAGTATGTCCCTCCAGTAATAGTGCCAGCAGTCAGAGTACCTGAGAATGTTGGCCCTGATGAATCAGCTTTTGTTGCAACAGCAGTAACAATATTATCGAACTCAGTATCAAACTCAGTTCCTTTAATAATCTTACCTGAGTCACCTGTAGGAAGGCTGTCTTTAGCTGTAAAATTAGTCGTTTTAGTATAATTACTCATTAATTCATCCTACCTAAAATAGCTTGTATGTTTACTTCCTGAAGGGATAACGGGTTATTATTTATTTGAGCTTCAAATCCAATAGAAGCAACATTGCCTGAACCAGTTGTTTTAGTGCTTACTTTACTAACAAGTACGGAACCTGTGTATTCTGAAGTTGCTACATTAAATTCACTCTCATTAAAAAATGCAGTATTTGCATTAGACTGAATTGTTGTTGCTTGTTTACTAAAACTTTCACTATAGTCATAAGCCCAATTAAAAGTCAAAGTTTCCTGTTGTCCACCTATTACTGTTGCAATAATTTCCTTTAACATCTTTAGCCTAGAAGAATCTCCAAAAGCTAAAGGGTTACTAAAATATCGTAATTGATACTCTCCACCATAATCTTGAAAGCCAGTGTACTCCAACAAACCATTAGTATTACCAAAGTACAAAGTAGTATCTTGTAGTCTCTCCATTGCTTTTAACTCAGTAGCAGACCACATAGTTACCCGATAGCTACCGTCTTCTAATGTACCTCTTAAATCAAAACAAAAAACAGTGTTAGAATCAGGAAGAGACAATAAATAAAAAGCCTCTTCTGGACTAAATACAGAGCGTACAGGTGTAGATTGCTCTGCATGAATATCCATTAATTTATTTCTTACATTTTTACTTACATCAGTAAGAGGTAAAGATTTTTCTTGTATTGTTCTACCAAAACTTCTTACACCAGTAGCAGACAAAAATATTAAATCTGTGCCTGTATGTTGTACCGAATCTCTTTCAATACAACCAACATTAGCAACCGTATCACTTAATGTCATATTTGCTGGATCAGTAGCTCCTGCATAAACAACAATGGAATGTTTACCAAATATAATTAAAAATCCATTGTGTGCAGCTAACGCTATAATTTCATCTGATCCTGAAGGCCATACTTTTGTTATGTCTAAAGAACCAGAAGAACCTCCTGTCCAAGCTGTACCATCTAAAAGATCAGACCAGTAAACTAATGTTTTGTTTGATGTAGTATTAGCAGCAAACAATCTACCATAGGCTGACAATACTTCATTAGCAAAAGGAGGAGTTCCAGAAGAACCTGCATGGGCAGACATTTTTTCTACTGCACTACCAGCAAATACTAAAGGTTCATGCCCAGACTGAAACATAAAGAGATGATCATTTAAGTTTACCATCTTCCAGTTGTTTGCAGAAATAGTATAACTACCTGGGGAGACATCCGTTAAGCTAGTCGTACCACTAAAGATTTTATTATTACCAGCAGAAATTAAAACATTTGATCCTGTTGAATTAATAAATTCTTTAATGACCTCAATAGAATTACCTCCTAAAGAAGAGACATCAGCCGTTTTTATTTTAAATCCTTTTCTTGAGCCTATTCTTCCAAACTCATCAATGACACAATTTTCTGCAATAGCAGCATACGAAGGATCCATATCTATAGGAGAATCCTGAGTATTTAAACCCTTAAAAGCAGGTGCAGAAATAGTAATGTTTTGTCTTGGATTTGCCATATTAAACTGCTCTGTAAATTAACTCCTCTGGATTCTTTGCGGAATCTAAAGCGATTGCATCAGACAAATATAATTGTGCATTAGATAACAATTCTCCTGCTGTTCTTCCTCCTGTTTCTCCTCTTTCTCTTGCAGCATACGCATACGCTAAATGAACAATAGGCATATGAGGAATAGCTGTTGTATTACTGTCTGAACTTAACGCTTCAGTTCGATTAATAATATTAAACTTTAAAGCGTATACCCCATCAGGAATGGGCCATAGTTCTATCTCTGTACTACCACTTCCATCTAACCCAATAAAAGTATAGTTAGCAGGACTAGAGGTAACAGTTCCAGTATTGTATTTATTATTATTAAACCAAGTAGGTGTTTGATAATGTAAAAATATATTTGATGTATCGTTAATTGCATCAATAACTTTTAATTGATCTGTAGTACCAGACAAAGAATAAGTAGCATCATCAGCAGTTGTATTAAAAGAAATAACTCCTCTTAATGCAGACCAATCCCAAGCACTCTCTACTGCTGTTTTAGCATCATTAACGATGTCTCCTATCATTGTAGAGTACGTAGTTTGAGAGACAGTCGTAACTGTGTCTTCTCTTAGTCTTCGTAAGACTTCATTAACCAATTCTAAGTAAGTCATCAAATAAACCTTTAGTTGTTAGTTGTGAAGAATCATTACGTAAATTATTTAAAACTGTTTGTAATGGCTCAATCTTTGCTACTTTAGGAGCATACTCTGGAAATAACCCTTCAACAATACTACCACTTTGAGGGGTATTAAATTGTAAAGGAGTAACATTAGGAACTTCAAAAGGTAATGAAGCTCTTCTTTCTTGAATGTTAAATAAACTAGGAGAACTAGCAGCAATACCTACTCCTCCTCCACCACCTCCACTATCAATATTTTCTGGAGGAATGTCTATTTCAGGAGTTACAATTCCTTCTTCTTCTTCTTCTTCTTCTTCGTTTAAATCAACAGTCCCTTCTTCGGTATCAGTTTCAGTATCATCAGCAGTTGTAGTAGTAGTAGTTCCACCACCACCTAGATTGTCACCTCCACCTTCTCCAGTGCCACCTCCTGAACCACCAGAGCCTCCACCAGAACCACCAGAGCCTCCACCAGAACCACCGCCTGATCCTCCAGAGCCTCCTGATCCTCCTGATCCTCCAGAGCCACCAGAGCCTCCTGATCCTCCTGATCCTCCAGAGCCACCAGAGCCTCCTGATCCTCCTGATCCTCCAGAGCC